AGAGGTGGTGCAGGGGGTTCTCCGCAGGAACAACGATGTTTCATATTCGGTATTGGTGATGAATGACAGGGGTTTAGAGCGTGCAAAGGCGGTTGGGGCGACCAAATTCAACATTGTGCTGTCCCCTGATGATGATTTCAACAAGAAAAATTTCGGTAAAGACCTTGAGGCAATCACAGCGATTTATGACAAAATGCTGACGGATGTGCCTCGTGGAAATGTGCGTGTGTATATTTCAAGGGCATTTGGCGGTTGCGTTGAACAATTAGCCGAAGTCGTGCAAAAAGGACTCACCTATGGTGAAAAAATCGTGTTATGCGACACTTCGGGAACAGCAAAACCCTTTGACATCGCTTTGGCTATTGATGTAGCCAACGATTACACAGAAAACCTCGCTGTGCATTTGCATCACGGCAAAAACCTCATGCCCAATGTGGAAACCGCATACCTCAACGGTGTGTTTGAATTTGACACAAGCATCGGTGGTTTGGGGGGTTGCCCCTTTGTCAAGGACTCAGGTGCGAATTTGGCGACTGAGGATCTGCTTAGGTGGTGCAGGGAGAAGGGCATTCGCTGTCCCTTGAACGATAAAGCGGTGCGAGAGGCGGCGGAATTCGCCAAACAGATTCGTTATCCCACTCTTACCTCCGTCATTAAAGGTAAAATGCAAGAAGCCACAGGGCGTATTAGGTCGGTGGTGAGGCTATGACGCGCTGTAAATTGCTTGATGAGTGGTTTGACTACCACAGCAAGCGTTTGGATGAGCGTGAGGCCAAGACCAAGAAGTGCATGGTGACGGGGGAAAAGAAAAATGACCCCGTTTGAAGAAGGGTGGTTGGTGGTAAAAGGCTACGAAGCCCCCACTATGACTCCCGAAGGGGAAAAGTGGTTGGGTGAAAAGCAACACACCTTGCTTGAGGGCGAGCAACCTATCCGTTCATTCCGAAACCTGCGTCATTATTGGAAAGAACGACCCATGATGTCCCTTCAAGCGAAATTGCGAGAGCCTAACGGCAAAATGCGTGGCTACACCACTCTCGCCACTTCATCCACCATCCCAATGGATGCCTTTGCTGAATTTAACATCAACAGAAAACAGCAAGCAAGGGCTTGGAATGAGGGTCGTCGCAATAAACACGGGTTCGTGCAGGGCATGACAAGCCGTGACATTATTGATCAAATGCTTTTTGAACAAGCAAATCCACAGGATTTGATGGATTACGATATTGAATATGACAAGCGTGGCAATCCTGTGGTGCTTAATCAAGAAGGACAGCCCGCACCGTTGGCTTCCTATTGGCCCTACGATTACAAAGACGGTGAGCGAATACCCAACAAATTTGGTGGCTTCGTTTTGACACAACAACAGGATAAAAACGACCATCCGTCACATGGTGTGCGTATGCTCATTCCTGATGATTCTCGTGTCGTGGGCGAATTATCCGTTATTACACCGTATGGGGCAGCGTTTCCTAACACAAATATGGAAACACTGATGAGCGAAATTGGTGGAGAAGTGGTTGCATGAACGCCTTTGACACCGCATGGGACATTGTGAAAGCCCTTTATCACGGCACATATTATGGTGACGAGGTTGAGCGTGAGGGTTTGACGGATGGGCGTGAAGCACCTGATTTAGATCCAAACATTTTTGCAGGATTGAGCCAATATGATGATGGTTGGGATTTGAGTCACGATGACATCAAGGCTTTGTTCATGCGTGATTTTAGTGAAGATGATTGGGAACGCATGATGGTTGGCGATAATTGGAAATATGCCGCAGGTGATACGGAACAAGAAACAGCAAACGCACCTGCGGGAAGGTTGGGTGCTTTAGCACAAGCCCTCGCCTACGGATCCGATGTGTTTGAAATTGATGAAAACCATCCCGATGCCCCTGAGTGGATTAAAGAACCAATTTGGCAACGCAATCCGAATGCCGAAGAGGGAACAGACTATTCTCGTTATGCCTTCCCCAAAGAAACAATTCAATGGCGCACTAAAGGGGATGTTCCCCCTCAAACCATGCGGAGAATGAGTCCAAGAGAGGTTAGTGAAATTCAAAGCCGATTGTTTAATTGGCGGCAAGGGTTTAGTGACCGCAGGGCGTTGTTGGAGGAAATGATGTGGGATTTGGGCTTTTTGAATAGCCTTTCTCAACCACAACAGGCTGAATTGATGCGCCAATACAAAACCATCAGCGGTATGGGACAAATGCGTGCTACTCAACAAGAAGTGGATGATTGGCTTCGTGCCAATTACTTGGGGCGATATGCGAGCGACGGGGGGATGGGCGAATGAACCCGTTTGACACCGTTTGGTCGTTGTTGAAGGCGAGCATTTCACACACAGAATACATTAGGGGTTTTCCTTATGCCGAGGGTGGTTTTGGCCCAATGGACTTCACATTTGATGAGGATGAACAAGGTGCAAGTGGTGGTGCTTTGTTGCGACCACCAACGATTTTAGGTCGGCCACCTTTTGATCGCCCGTCAAGTTATGCGGTGCTAAACCCTGCCATTCATTTCAAAAGGCAATTTCCTGACGGTGTTGATTCGCTAACAGAAGAACAGGAGAAGGATTTGATGTATCACACGGGTGCTGTTGGACTCCATGAAGCCACTCACCAAGCAGTGCATTGGGCTGAACCACGATTGCAGGATTTTTACAGGGAACATCCACAAGGACACGAATACCCCGCATATACCGCTGAACACGAGGCTGACACAAAGCACCCCAATTTTATGGCTAAATTGGGTGCTTTGTGGAATCATCCAAGTGTCAATGAAGAAGGGCCGAATGTGAAAAAACCTCAAACACCCCGTATGCAAAAAATCAAAGAAATCGTTATGGATCTTAAAGGAATCAAAGACCCCTACGACCAAGCACAAATTATGGGCAATCGTGCGAGAATGAATGCCAAAAGCGAAATAGAAAGGTTAGGAAAAATAGACGAATTGAAGGCTGAAATAGACCGTTTGGAGGAAGGCATTGATTGGGACAATGCGACCAATGAAGAAATCAACGCTGTTTTTGCCTACACGAATAAACTTAGCAATCAGGCTTTTAATTTAAGGAGGTGGTATGATGACATTTTGCGAGGCGTTTGACACCGCATGGGCTATCGTGAAAATGCCCATTGTCCCTAATTCGCTTAGGCGAGTGGGTGATGAATTTCATGCTGACTTTGAAGATCCAATAACAAATGATACAATGCGAATGACGGCAACACCAAATAGTGAAAATTTTGATGATAGGATTGATGATGCAACCCGAATGCTTGTTGAAATCAATCACCCTGACCCCAAAGAAGCGAGGTTGTTGGATGTTTTGGGGAGAATGACTCTCAATAATCGCTCATTGTCAATACACACAACGGGTGAACACCGAAAACAAGGTCAGTCTTTTTGGCCTTATCATTCATTTGTCCAAAGTCCGTATAGAAGAAGGGGATATGGAACAGCGATGTATGACATGGCGGCGGCGATTCTCAACGAATACATGAAACGACCCCTCACACCATCCAATTCACTAAGTGATGCGGCAACGGGGCTTTGGACTAACGCATTGGGTGAACATCCACAGTCGGTGTGGAATCGGAGGGATGAACCTTCTTGGCCTGTTCGTGATGATTTGTGGAGGGATGAACCATGAGTGCTTTTGACAACGCTTGGGCTATCGTGAAAATGCCCATGTATTACCACGCAACACCTACGGAGAACCTTGACCCCATCCTGCGTGAAGGTATTCGTAGCAATTTTGGCGAGGTTTATGCCTCCCTTGACCCTGAAATTGCTCGCAGGTGGATTTCATTCACCAACAGGCAAAGCCCCCATGTGTCCGTCATTCCGTTTTGGCGTGATGAGGGCGACCCACGAATGACACCCGGTGCTGATCACAGCCCTATGATGCTCGCTATGTTGGGCTTTGACCCTAACGAAGTGAGCCAACAGGCTTCATGGGTATCAAACGAACCCATACCCCCACAGGACATTTGGCCCGACTCTATGGAAAACGAGCGTAGTCCGGGCATTTTGACTTATGAAAACCCAATGTTTGACGAGAATTATGCTCAAATGATGGAACAAATACGACAAATGAATCAACAACACATGGAATCACAGGATGAGGATGACGGCATTGAAAAATACGACGAGTCAAGTTATTCGCTCGTTGGGAGTCCTTTGAGTGCAAAATTCCCAAACCAACACCAATGGGCGTTGTTTGACACAAGCCTCCCTAAGCCATTTGAAGTGGGGCGTTTTGCTATTGACCTCCCACGCCCACAATTGCCAACCCAATTTAACAGATTTCTTGAGGCACGATTAGGTGTTGATGGAGGGTTAAGACCATATCAAAAAAATGAACCTCACACGATAGCCTATTCACTATTCACCGAACCTCACACCAACCAACCCATTCCGCTTGTTCATGCGAACATTGATGACGGCTATCAAGGTCAAGGGCTGTATAGTGAACGGGTTCTTCCTGCCCTAATTGAGCATTATGGCACTTTGGGGTCATTGAATGAGGCAAGGAGTTATGCTGCCGATTCAGCACACAAAAGACTGATGGAGAACCTTGGGGCGTTTGTCAATCGGGAAAGCACACCGCAAGGTATGAATGTCCAAGAAACAAACCGATTCGTGAACATACCGGGCATGATGGATGCTTATGAAAAATGGGATTTGAATGTCCCACCTGAAAAACAAGCACAATTGATGGAATGGACTCAACGCTACGATCCTATGCACAGAATAGGGTCAATTGACACCTATACGCTTAGTGACAAACCTATGGCGCGTGAACACCTTTCGCAATTGCTTGAGCAACGGCATTTTTCGCCTGAACCAATGCACCCAAAGGATGTTCTAAGCCTTTTTTGATGAAATCACATCGTCAATGCGGAGAATCATAATAGCGGTTTCAACCGCTGACTTGATTGCTTGAGCAACCACACGCTTTGGCTCAAAGACTCCTGCCTCAGCCATATCCGCCAAACCACCCTCAAAGACATTCACACCGTATGCACTGTTGTCGTTTGATGCGTGGTGGGTGCGTAGTGTCATCATTTCATCAACGGGGTCAAGTCCTGCGTTCTCCACGAGCGTGCGAGGAACAACGAGCAACGCTTCGGCAAACGCCTCAGTCGCCATACGCTCACGACCATGTTGGGTTTGAGCCAAGTCGTGCAATTTGTGCGAAAGCGCAGCGAAAACAGACCCACCACCCGTTAGGACTTTGCCATCCTCGTGAGCAACGGACACGACACCAACGGCATCGTCAAAGGCACGCTCAATTTCCTCAACGAAAGGAACAGTCCCACCACGAAGGATGAGAGTGACAGGCACAGCGTTTGCAGGATCTTCAAAGAAAACCATCGGCAATTCACCGACTTTCTTTTCCTCAACCAAGCCACATTCGCCCAAAACATCCTCTCCTGCTCGCACATCCTCAAGGTTATTCAGGATTGAAGCCCCTGTTGTTCGTGACAAAGCCTCAATGTCGGACTTGGGGACTTTTTCAACAGCGAGAACACCCGCTTTGGCAAGGTAATGCTTTGCCAAATCATCAATTTCCTTTTGGCAAACGACCACCTTTGCACCGCTTGACACAATGTCATTAACGAGGTTGCGAAGGAATTCCTCTTCTTGCTCAAGGAATGCGGTGATTTGATTGGGATCGGTGATTTGGATATTGGCATCCATTTCAGTGGTTTGCACCATCAAGGAATTGTTGTAAAGCAAAACCTTCGGTGAGGTGACTGAAAGGGGCATATTGGGGTGACATCGTTCTTTGTCAAGAACCACTGACGAAACCAAGCGACTGTCAATAGCCTCGCCACCGACAGCCTTGACGACCATGATTTCATTCAAGTCCACACGACCACTCGCTGAGAGGCGTGCGACAGCATCAACGCAAATGCGACCCAAGAATTCCTTGATTGACCCTGCGGATTTACCCGTGAGCGAGGTTTGAGCCACGCTCAAAAGAGCATCGGCATCACCGTCAATCGCCAAGTCGTCAATCATCGCATTCAATTCCGTTCCGACTTTACGGAATGTGTCGCAAATGGTGGTTGGGTGGATGTTTTGTGAAATCAATTCCTCCGACTTCTTCAACAATTCACCTGAGAGAATAACTGCCGTTGTAGTGCCGTCATAACACTCCTGCTCTTGAGTCTTTGACACTTCAATAATCATCTTCGCTGCGGGGTGTTCAATGTCCATTTCACGAAGGATTGTAGCCCCATCGTTTGTGATGATGACATCACCGCCCTCATCAACGAGCATTTTGTCCATGCCCTTCGGCCCAAGCGTTGAACGCACAGCATCGGCAACGGCTCGCGCCGCAGCGATATTGTTGGATTGGGCTACACGACCATGACTTCTTTCTGTTCCTTCACGCAAAATGAATACGGGTGCTTGACCGTTGGGCATCATGTTCACCGCCACACAAACCAAGCATATTAACCCTGTGATGATTGACAACCTTGACAAAAAGGATTTTCAATTGAAGAGGCGTGCAAAACACATGGCGGATGCCTTAACCATGTCGTTGGGCCATCTGCTCATCAAAGCATTAGGCGATCCCGACGATATGTTTTGGTGGGAAAAGCGATACGGGGGCAAATTGCCTGACCCAAAAGCGAATAGGTCTATGGACATTACCGAATGGATAATCAACAACCCAAAAATCGTTGATGCCTATTTGCGTAGCAACGGGCAACCAAGAGTGGTGGATTACCCACTTGAAGCCAATGTCCCAATACCCGAATGGGATGAAGTGCAGGATTCTTTGACGGGGGCGGATGCGGGACTCAAGCCAAGAGAATTCGCCCCGTATAGCAAAACACGAAAAATGCCCGGCCCTTCATTTTTTGACACTCCGCCAAGAGCCTGTGTTTATTCAACACCCAATGACCCCAACACTGCTTGTGGACATTGTTATGCGTGTCAAGGAACATATGCTTTGAACAGTCCCCAAGCACGAATTTGGAACAATTTGGACAAAGTGTTGAACAACCCTGAAGCGTTTGGAAGTGCTGTTGCTCACAATTTGACTCCATCGGCTATGCTTGAAAGAGGTTCAAGAAAAGACCAACCCGTAGTGCGTTTCAAGGCAGCGGGCGACTTGATGGGGGCGGGTGAATTGGCTCTCATATCCAATGTCATGGAAGAAAACCCATCAGTCAATGGGTGGCTTTCAACACGCCAAATACCCTTTATTCAGCAATTTTTGGATGCGAGGGGTTGGGAGGATGATGCCTTCCCTGAAAATTTGGCGGTCAAGGTATCATTACCCGGTAAGTCGGACTTCAACAATTTGTCACGACCCTTGAGAGAATTGGGCAAACACCCCGCAATTGATTTCACCAATTATGACAATGTGGTGGAGGGTGCTTCTGTTTGCCCTGCTTCTTTGCCGGGCAACCCCGCCAAATGTGATAAGGTCATTGACCCACTCACCAACAGCCTAAAGTGTCGCAATTGCTTTAGGCGAGGGTCAAACATCACCTATTTGGATCACGACAACCCAAGCATATCAAACGAGGAAATGGAAATCATTTGGCAATTGTTGAATAGGGGGCAATAAACATGGTCGGACTTGAAAGACCACAGGGGCAACCCCGTATTTTCACACACCCCGCCAATGTGAATGAGCCGTCAATGTATGACCCTGAAATCACCGTTGAGGCTGAGGATGCCGTTCAAGCCGATATGGGTGGCGACAAATGTTGTGAAGAAGCACGAATGAAATTTCGTGAGGTGTTGAGGAAACATTTTGGAAAAGCCTCATGGGATGATATTGAAATCATCATTGAACAACCATGCGAAAAATTACAAAAAGAATTGGAAGAGTGGCTCGCTCAACCTTGGGTTGCGGATAGAACAAGGGCAGCAGACGGTTTTACCTTGGTTGAAGATTTGACACGGGTTCAAAATGAATGGGATGCGTGTTCATCCGAATCCTTTGGGGGTATGTTCACCGCATCGGAGGATGCTTTTGAGGCAGGGTGGAACGCCATTCAAAAACAAATAGGGCGGGATGATTTCACTTACAATATGTGGTATCAACCGCACCTCATGGCTGATGCAGGGCCATTTCAGCGTGAAATACCACCTGAATTGGGCATTGAAACATTGGGGAGAATCCCTATCACATCCGCAATACAACACTTAGAGCAATTGGAACAAGACCCAACAGAATTTGCTACACGCTTGGGGTATGAAACACCTGAGAGTGTTGGGTTGCGAAGAGATGATTATGACGATGACGATGAATGGTGGGAGGCGTTGGCGGAACAAGGCATATCTTCTTCGCCCGAAGAATTTCTTGGACACAAAGAAATTCCTCTCCATGTAGTGCAAATGTTGTTTGATAACGCCAAACAATATGCAGGGCGTATGCCTTTACCCAATGAATTGCGAAACCGATTAGAGAATTATTCGTTCTATTATCCGCAAATGGTTCAATACGGTGGTGGTGTCCCCAATTATTTGGCGTATGCTGACGAATTGCGGGAAAAAGGACAAACCACTATGCCTGTCACTTCGGGAAAAATCAGTGCATTGGGTCAAGGCCCGATGATTGATGTGAACCCACTTTTCAGGGGCATGGGGCTTGGTTTGAACACAATGGCTTCGCTTTTGGAAAACACGGGGCGGATAGAAGAAGCACTCGCCTCACCTGCGGGATTGGCTTCTATGCGTGCGTTGGATCGTGGATTGCGTGAAATGGGCATTAACCCCAACACCAATATCACTGTGAACAATATGATGCCAAATGAGCAACAAAGGGCGGAACAATGGCATTATGCACCCGAAGCCCGTTATCCTGTGAGGGGTCAAATGTCAATGTCCGTTCCCAAAGGAACACAAATCAATCCCGTGATGCCAAACCGAGCAAGACCTGTCACCATGACGCAAGAAATGGCTGACGATGGAATAGAACAATTCAACATGGATCAAATGCGTGAATTGGTGGAACGGGCAAAGGGTGCAATCAATGCCCGTCAAATTCGGGACACGATTATGCCCCCTAATTTGAGAGGACAACCTTTCATTCAACCACGCATTTTTGATGAGGACTTTGAATTGGAGGGCTTGTGATGGTGGACATCAACGCATTTCGGAGAAATCCGAATTGGTTGCGAGGAAAAAGCATATCCTCATTCATCAAACATCCCGGCAATAAAAACCAACCGCACTACAACACTCTCATGCGTGTGGCTGAACAAATGGCGGGAACAACGGGCTTAGACGATCCTGCAAGTGGTCCGGGTGGATTTGTTCAGGGTTTGATGCCAACGGGTCAAGTGCGAATGAACGAATATGACGCAGGACTCGTCAATATGCTGCGCCATTTGAAAAATACCGAAGGTGGCTTGACAATTCCCTTTAGTCAATACGATAGTGACATGACACCTGCTAAATGGCGTGAGGATGTTCGTGGTGCAACCCTGCGTGCCATTCAACAAGGCAATTTGCCCAAAAAGGGTTCTTTGAATTATTACCTGCATAAAATCAAACAAGGAATTCCTTTGACACCCATAGAAGAATATGAAATGGCTCAAATGTATTACATGAACAAAAAAACAGGGTTTCAAGGAATGGTGCGGATGCCAACGGGCTACAACAACATACCTTCGGGGACTTTGACACCTTTCAAAACAGGCGAAGATGTAAATTTCCTTGATTATCAACCTATTTTTGAAAATGTGGAATTGCGTCAAGGTGATGCTGCGGATGCACTCAACGAATGGGACATTAACCTAAGCAATTTGCTCGCTTCGGATCCGCCCTATGAAAACCAACCTTCTTCATATTCCGAAAATTACGATATGCAACGATACCTTTCAGCCCTGAATGAACGCATCAATGAGGGTCAGCCAATTGTTGCCTTTGACTCCGCTGATGCAGCGTCAAAATATGCTGACTTGGGCTTAAACGCTCAAATAATGATTCGCCCCGACAAATCGGGTGCAAAGGCTGAAAGTCGTGGTGATAGGCTTGAAATGGTTGCCACCAACATTGAGGGCTTTGACCCATTGGAAACATTGGCTCGCTTTGGGCATTCACGATTTGTGCCGAATAGCCGACAACAGCGTGATTTGCTTGATTTCACGCTCTCCGAACCACAGGATGCCTTTGAGCATGGGTGGGCTGTGCTGAAAGGCTCACAATAATCACAACCTTGATATGCTTCTCATTCTTGACAAGCACACATGAGCCGTCATGTATCAGTCGTGATGAGCGATGATTTATTTGCTAAAATGGAGGCTGCAAGGGGGCGCGAGTCAAAATCCTCGTTCATCAATCACATCATTAGCGAGTATTTCAACAAACAAAAGAAGGAGGATGATTAACAATGCAAGAAATGAAACCACCTGTTCCGCCTTGGGCGATGGATGAAAACCGAATTGACATTAACTTGATTGCCATGTTGCTGTGGCAATCATTGTTGGTCGGCACTGCTGTTGGAGTATCACACTTGGGGTGGTATTTGCCTGATGCGAGTGCGGGCGAATTGGGCCTTCAATTCGGTTTGATTTGTTTCGGTTTCCTATGTTTGTCAATGGTGCTGTTTCATGTGGGTGGGCTTCGTGATAGCCTCGCTATGCGTGCGGAATTCGCTCAAGAATCCCGCTACGATAAGTGGCAAACGCAACAGGCTCGCCTTCAAGCACGAAGAATGCGGAAGTATTCAAACAACCAAGATTTTTACAACGGCAATTACGGACAACAGCAATCAACCACATTTACCGTTCCTGTTCAAACCGAAGAGTCCAAAAAAGAACCCGAACACCAATAACTGAGGCATTGTCATGGCTTGGCCGTTTAACACGCAACAAGAAAGACAGGCGGAAGCGATGGCGAACATCCTCGCTGAAAACGCCTATGAGCGAAGGCTTGAGCGCATGACTTGGACAATCAAAGCAATTCTCGCCTTCTTGGTTGGTGCTTCGCTTTCGTTTCTTGTAATGGTCGGACTTGATGCGTTTTGGCAAATCACACCAACATCCGTATGGGAATGGATGTTTGGTGCGTGATTTGAATGTCATCGTGGATGTTTGTTGGGCATCTGTTGCTTGGTTCAGCCCAATTGGGATCATACATTTACAGAATCCTAAAACCCCACAAATTTGGGGTTTATGGCCCATCTATGTCGGGTAAAACGACTTTAGACCAATACCTCACAGTGCCGGGCGACATTGAGCCGATACCGTTAGCACTCCGCACAACACACGCCATGAAGCATGGGCAATTCACCATGCCTCACACAACAAAAAAACAGGTGAGATGGAATGGTGAAAAAATTCCCATTTCAACCGCTGATTTTGGCGGTCAAGCACGCTATTGGAATATGTGGGCTGAGGACATGGTTGGGCGGAATATCAGCATTGTTTTCTATGTCGTTGATCACCGAATCCTACAATCCCAATACCTGTTGGGAGAAGCCGTTGGGGGTTTGAAATACCTTGTGGACATTATGACTAACACGAAATTCCCAAAGTCTTTCAATCGTTATTTGAAGAAAAAGGCGAAAATTTTCAAACCAAAAGTCGTCTGTTTGTTGATGAACAAAATGGATTTGTGGTGGGATGTTGATTCTCAAAGGATGTGGGATGAAGGCATGAAGCGACAACACCCTTTGGTGTTGCCTTTTCAAGAGGAAATGAGGCGTTTGCGTAAAGCGGGAATCGCTACGAATGTTGAGGCTATGTCAGCCCAATATGGATTGAATGTTGAGCGTGCTATTTATGACACGGTTCAAATGTTATGAGGGGGGAAACCATTTTGAATGTGTTAGGACTCACATGGTTCGGAGGGAGTCTATGCGTATGAACCCATTCGCTCGTGGCGGAATGTCGCTCAACGGCTTATCGGATGCCGATTTGAAAACCCTTTCATCCCAAACAGGAATCGCCTTTGAATTCCTCAAGGCACAGCAACGGGCTGAAATGGCTTCGTCAGGGTCACAGGGTGCGGGTATGGATCAAGAAATTGTCATCCCCACGGTTGAAATCAAATTGATTACCAACCCCAAAAATCCTGCAAAGGCACGAAAGAAAAACATCAAAATGCTTCGCAAGGCTCTCCGACCACCGAATTACAATTTGGGTTTATTCAAGGTATATCGCTACAATGCGGCACACGAGTGTGCCTGTTGTGGTGTGGATGTGAGGCGTTTCCTTGAGGGCGATAATGCTTATCACCACATTAACGATGAGCGCACAGGATTGTCGTTGGCTGACATTTATTGGTTTGATGAGGACACTCAACAAGCACGAAAGCCTCATGCACGCACACATGGCGATCACGGGGATGAAATGTCAAGCACGCTTTGTCCCGCACATTTGCACATTTACCATACCCTTCGGTGCATGATTGAAGAACACACTCTTGAACAAGAAGGATTCTCAAAGGTATCAAAGGGAACGCGCTTCATGCGCGTGCCGGGCTTTTCGGGGTCGGCTAAAGCACAAAACCGTTCAACGCCCGAATCATTGTTAAAATACGCTGAATTTTTCAACATGATTCAACAAGACGCACAACATTCAAAGGGAGTGACTTTGACCCAACACCCTAACCCCGTTTCGGGTGTAGCGGATTTGGTGACGGTGACTTTTGATTTGCGAGCCTTACAAATGGAACAAATGGCTCAACAACAGCAAATGGTGGGCATCACGCCACAACAAGTGAATACCACAATGATGCAGGAACAAATCGCACAATAGGTGATAACATGGGATTGTTTGGAGGAAATAAAACGGATAGCACAACCACTTTTGGTGGTGGACAAATGGGACAGTCTAACATGATGGGCATGGGCATGGGCAACATGGGCATGGGTGGCTACGGCATGGGTGGCTACGGCATGGATCCAACCATGATGATGATGCAATCCCAAAATCCAATAATGCAACAGGCGGCAAACGACCCTGTAATAGCCACTTCAAAATTGCTTCAAATGTATGACCCAATGTCAATGTTCATTGTTTCGCAAAATTTGCCTTTGCTTATGGAATTGATGGGTGAAATCATGCTTATGTGCATGAAAGACTTCTTTTCAGGTGTCAATTTCAAACAAGAAGGTGATGCTATCAAATTGGATGCGGGAACAATGCCTTCCCAATTACAAACCCTTTCAAGTGAAAATTTGGCTTTGACGCTTCAAAAGGTTCAATCCCAAGCACAGCAAATCCTCAATCAAAATCAACAGCAAATGCAAATGTTCCTCATGGCTCATCAACAAGGAGGCGGGATGATGCAACAGAATCAACCCGGCTTCTTTGGAAGCCTTCTTGGTGGTATGCTTGGTAATCAAGTCCAACAACAAGGTGGTATGGGCAACATGATGAAAACAGGTGCGGCCATCGGTGGAACGGCACTTTTGTGAGGTGTGACAAATGACGGAAGAACGAAACAAAGAGGCTGAAATCAATTGGGCGAGTGCGGGTGTTAATCTGTTAAGCCCGCAAAAAATGCTCGTTGAAAGTGCAACCATGATCTTCATCATTTCATTTATTCTTGTGGGATTTTTGATTATGGTGTGGAAAGGCCCTGAAATGTCCACGAGTCAAATCATGGGCTTTTTCTTTGGAATGTTATTCACTTTCACGGTGGCTGTGCGTCAGTATTCTTCCTTTCGGTATTGAGGCGAACAGGAGTCAATGGCAACCTCCGAAAGTGGAACAGCCTCTAAAACCCCAACCACTACAAGAAAAAGTCGTTGTCAAAAAGGAATTCCTTGATAGTGACCGTTGTAAAGGCGTGACAAGGGCGGGTGAGCCGTGTCGCAAAGAGGCTATCCATAATGGATATTGCTATCATCATCGGCAACCAAATAAATGAGAATGCCTTCGCATAAAGCATGGTGGGTCGGCAGACAAGGCGGAATTGCCCCTTCTGTTTGCACCCAAGTCGTGACACGATGGAACAGAATATCCGCATTGGGCTGATTGATGTTCAAGACATGGATCGTAATCAGGATTGGGCGGAAGGAACGGCTCACAGGCACATGAGGCGACATTCGGGGGAATATCACAACAACAGCAATAGCGATTGCCCGCTTTGCACACACCCTGAGCGAGCCAACATTGAAGTCGCCATTCTTGAGCGTTTGATTGACATAGACCAAATGGCTGAGGATTTAGAGGTTTCTTCAAGTGCTTTATCACACCACATGGAAAATCACACTCAGCCTGTTATTCAGCGACAGGCGGCAATTGAAGCGTTGCCAACGGCTATCACGAGCGTAGCCGATGCAATTCGTCAAACCGATAGCAACCTTCAACGCTTGAATGGGTTGTTCAACGATCACCTCAATTTGATGCAAGCGGAACGGGAAGAAACGGGAATGCTTGACTACAAAGGATTGGATGCTGCGGTGAAATTGCACCGTGAAGTCCGTGACACACTTGGCGACTTAGCAAAACACCTAAGCACAGCCGAGAACATTGAAAATTCACAACAGGTTAATGTGCTGACCGTTATACAGGCTCACTTTAGTGAGAAGTCGCCTGATGAATGGCGAATGATGCGAAAGGCTTTGGCTGATGCGGGGGTGCTTGGTGATGAATAATAGAGCGTTTGAGAAGGGTTGGGCCATCAGCAAGCGAGAACGCCCACCAAGAGAACCTTCAAACATAATGATGCGAAGGCTGGATCCTGTCAAATTGCAGGAAATGGCTCAACGATACCACGACAATGTTTTGGCTCAAATTCAAGCAGGAACATACAAAGCACCACAAATGCGTCATCCGTTTGCTCATGTGTTGGATGAAAAACAATACCAAGAATTTGTTGATGCAGGACAGATTGATGAGCAGGGTTATCCGATGGTTAATATGGCTTTGCCGTTTTCAAATGATGAAGAATATAGTCGCCCGAAGGTATCTTGGGGCGACCAATGGGTTGTCCAAAGTCCAAATGGGGAATGGCACTATGTCAATAACGAAGGCGTTGGTGGTATAATCAATGCACAAACACCCGCTGATATGGATATACACTTAGACCATTTGAAGCATGGCGATGATCAAGGAAATGTGAGGTCTTTTGGGATGCTGCCTATGGGTGGTTTTCAAATCGGGGTTGATGACATCGCAGGGTTGCTTGGGACAGAAGAACAACCATTAGAAGAAGTCATTCGGAGATTTGGTGACAGGTTAGAACGCAATTACATGGAACATCTAAGGGCGATGAGAGCAAAAGGACTCGGTGGGGGTTCGGGTGCATTTGATCAAGCGTGGAATCAGGAGATGGCATAATGACAAACAAAGACTACCAAACCATCCCCGCACTCATGTTGAAAAACACGGAATATGGGTTGCTTTTGGAAACCCCAAGCAACATCGTGTCCATAGAGCAAACCTCCACGCTTTGTGACGCATTGGAGGAAACGGTGCGACTGTGGGAGAAGGGTTTGGATGCTTTTGGGATGGAAACGCACACGAAATATGCGGAGGAAGCATACGGGGCAATTGTTGTCATTCGTATGGCTTTCAGCGATTTAGCACAACCTTTGCCGATGGTTTCACGAAAAGAAGCCGATGAATTGCTTAAAGCAATTGATGAAGCCTTCAAGCCTATGGTGCGTTCCTATTCGGCTACGCCAAAATTAGCAAAGTGGTATTCCTCGTTGCCGTTGAAAGTGGCGGCAACCTACAACAAATTTAGGGGGCAACGATGATGATGGCAATTGGTGACGGTGCGTTTTTGGTTGGATGGGAATTCGTCAAAGAAGATCCGTGTTGGGATGGCTACGAACAAGTGGGCATGAAAACCAAGCGGGGCAAAAAAGTCCCAAATTGTGTGCCAAGTGACACAAAAAAGTCAGCGTGTGATTGCGAAACCTGTGATACATTGGCAAAGGCGTTGTTGAGCAAAAAGTCCGACAAACCGTTTCATGGCTACAACCCAAATCGCCACAGTCGTGAAGGTGGGTTGAATGCCAAAGGGCGTGCAAAATTCAAGCGTGAAGAGGGTGCAAACCTGAAACCACCCGTCACTGAAAAACCATCAACACTCAAACCCGGTTCAAAGAAAGCCAAGAGGCGAAAGTCGTTTTGTGCAAGGATGTCAGGTGTCAAAGGGCCAACGAGCAAAGGTGGTAAATTGACACCAAAGGGTGCTGCATTGAAGAGGTGGAATTGTTGAAGCGTGATTCATGTTGTTGTGGGGCTACAAAATCAAGCCCATGTGCGTGCATGAAAAAAGGCGTAATGAATTGCTCAAAGAGTGATCCAAAATGCCCATGCTACAAAGACAAGGATTTGAAGAAAGCCGTTGAAAAGAAACGGTTCTTGACCTATCCAACCTGTGCTAATTCAATGTGCATGGCTCGTGTTGATAGCGAGGGGCAGTATTGCGCGAGCCATCAAGGGATGGCAAAGGCGTTTGGTGTGGGTTGGAAAATCGTTAAGAATGAACCAAGAGCAATATCCTCGCATCAATGCCCTGAGTGTCGTGGAGAAGGCTTGATTATTCAAGAAGAAAACGGGCGACTCAATTTCGCTTGTGGAGAGTGTGGCTACATGGAGCGCATCAAGGACTTGGACATTGAAGGGATGGAAAATTTGCACACTTCGGGTGGCGATTGTCCCGTTTGCGGTCAAGGCATTGGCGATGTAATGATGGAAACCTATTCGGATTTTGACCGCTACGGGCCAAACATAGACGAAGCCTATCAAGTCCGTGACTTTGAAATTGAGCCTTTAGACTACGACAAATTGACAGAAGGCAGGGAAGATTGTCCGTTTTGTAGCAAACCCATTAACCATTGAGGTGACACTATGCCCGTAGCCAACCCCCGAAGAAATGTGAATGAAGAATCCATACGGGTTCAAGAATTCACAGGAGGGTTCAACGGGCGTGAAATGATGGGCGACTATGATGTGAATCCAAACGAGGATGCTGATGGGTTGTCCCATCACAGCCGTGAAGGTGGAGAATCACAGTCGTTTCGTGATCAGTTAAGTCCAATGAAGCGAAGGGAAAAGGCACTCAAGGAAATGGAAGGTGATTTGCCTCACATTTCAATCAAGCCTGAAGAAATTGCTGATACGCTCGCATCAACACCTCAAAGCAAAGACGAGGATATGCTCGCTGAGGCACGCACAGGCGTGGACATGGGTTTGCCCGGTGGTTTGTCAGCAAGCACAGGGGCGCAAATCAGTCCTGTCATGCGTGAAGGGCCGGGTTTGCTTTTTGGTCGTAGCAACGATATTTTTGAAAGCGTTTGGGGGAGTATTATCAAAAGAAACCCCGATGAAGTAGCCGAAGAAATTTTTGATTCCGAAGCCCTTGACAATCAAATGGATGCCGAAGAAATTGCTGAACATAACCAAAAACCCTTTGTCAGCCTAATTGGTGTCAAGAAATTGCCCGGAGGACAATTCAAATCGGGGCGATTTGTGGCGGGACTTGATAACCCAACCGATGTGCAAACACTTCAACAAGCGGAGGACTTCTTGGAACAAGGGCCGATGGTCGGTAATCAAATCGTTGAGGATTTCAAAAACGAATATGGGTTCAACGATGCCGATGTTCGTCATTTTTTCCCAACGCCCACCGAGCAACCAAGTGAAGAAGAATCATTTTCACTCAATCCTGTGCTTCAAACAGCGTGGCAAATGAAATACGCATCCGCCGACCCCGTTTTGACTTCGGAAATTCTCAAAGCCCGACGAAAAAAAAAGGGTCGCAAATACGATGAGGATGAAGAATCCGATGAGGATGAGCGCAAATCCAAAAGCAAAAAGAAGCGTGAACGAAAGCGTCAAATGAAGCGGGGCAAAAAAGAAGCGAGCCGTGACATCAAAGGTAAAACGGCACGAAGGGCGGCATCCGCTGAACAGAACATTGACCGTGAAACCAAGCGTCAGGCGTTTAGTGAGCGAAGAATGTTTTCAGGTAATCCTCGCGCAGCAGGTATTCCGCTACGCCTTCGCGATCCAATCGCCTACCAACGAAAATTGGCTAACGAAAAAATGCGAAGGCAACAGGGTGCGTTGCCTCGTGACATTACCGTTCACCGTGACACTTCGGGTTTGCAGGGCAAAATCCAAACCATCGGTATGAATCCAAGTGGCACGAAAATGGGTGTTTCAGCCCCAAAGGGAACGAGCATGAGTCAATTTAAGCCGTCTAAAGGTGCTATGGCAACGGGGTCATTGATGCACGATCCACTATCCGCTGAACCATTGATGAAGTCCAAATCATTGACTCGTTTGGAAATCAGCGACTTGAAGCGACAATTGGACAAATTGGTGAAAATCATTGAGGGCTTGAAGAAGTCCCCTCCCGTATTTGATGAAAACGCAAAGCGTGGCAATCAAGCGAGTCCTGAGCGAGCCTCCGCACCGGGTGATGAGAGTCTTGAGCGTGAAGAGGACAAATCAGCATATCGCTTTGGGGACACTTCTATTCCTTTGGTGACGGGTGTGGTGGGGAAGCGATGATTCTGTCAAGCAACCCTTGGGCTATTCTTGATACCTGTTTGATTATCAAGGGGGAAGGTCATTACGATTTCAATGCCCTCATAGACCAATTGGTTGGGATGACAGGACAAAACGGCCTTGAAGCATTCCCACGACCAATGGATGACATTGGTGGTGGCGCACTATCAGGCGTTGAAGCGGATGCTGTTTGGGAGGCGATTTATCAAGGTGCTGTGGATGCAACAACCGCAGCAATCATTCATGCCGGGCCACAGGCGGGTCAAGAGGGACTTTACCAACAGGCTGTGCAAAAAGCCATTAGTGCAGGGGCGGGAACAATCAACGCTGCCGTCAATGCTCAAAATCATATTTGGGAGGCAAAGCGTGCTGAATTGCTCGCAACAGGCAAAGACCCAAGCAAAATTCCCGAACCATTACCCGCACCGTTTGAGAGTGATATGGGGAGGACTGTGCTAAACGCTGAATGGCGTGAAGGTGTGTGGGGCGCACAAAACAAAGACTCGCCTTGGGAATACGACCAATTTGGACAACGCAAATTGCGGATTGGCAATCGCGATCAAGAAAACAAATTCGCTGAATCGTGGAATCGCCCGTATCACGAGGGGCTTCAACAAATGCGTGGTGGTCGCAAAACACGAGAATACATTGAATCCCACCGTGTTCAACCGAACAGCGTGTTCATCACCCACGAGGCGAGCAAACACATTTACGACATGATGGACAATTTGGCAAAGCAGGGCTATAATCGTGATAACCTCACGCCTGAAATGGTGAAGCAATTTTGGGCTTCTCATCCTGTTTTGGCTCAATATATGCCCCACCAAATGAGTCCACTATCACGCTCTTACAACATTCGCAACACCTCGCCTCATCAACCTCAAGAAGCGGATGCGGCACAGGCAGCGATTGAACAACAGAACCAAATGGCGAATGCAGCACAATATGTCAATTACCTCCCTGACGACCATTGGCAAAGCAAACGAGGTGTCAGCCTCCTTGACCAAGCGAGGAACAATTTTGGCTATTACGGTCAGCAAATTTTCGGCAAATTCAAAGAGCATTATCAATTGCCCGATGACTTCACTCTTGACGATGCCATGCAAATGGGTCAAGGGAAAAGGCGTGAGGATAGGTTGGTTGATGGAATTATCCGCTACATCAACCAACAGAATCCCGGTATTGTGCCTGAACACATCAATGACCCTTCACAATTGATTCGCCCTGATATGCGTGGCGCACAAGTGCCACAAGCACCACCCGAACAACCTGCGGTGGAAAGGCAGGTGCAACCACAAGCACCTCCTGTTCGTGTTGAACCACCCGCACCACCTGTGCCTGTGCAACAACAACCGCCCGCACCACCTATTCACCAACCACCGCCACAGCCACAGCATCCGCCACCACAGCGTCAGCCCGCTGTTCCTCCGCAAATGCCACCCGCTGACCTCAATGTTGATACGCTAACACAGACTCCCGAACAACAAGCGGAGATGAACCCAAAGTATCTGCCGGGTTGGAGAGGAATGAGCGAAAGACTTGCCGATGCAATTGGCACAGGCATTGGAGGCTTTTTGAACCTCATCGGCAAAGAGGAAATTGCTCACGCTCTTGAACAAGTCCAACGGGAAATCGCACTCAACAATGATGTGATTGTCAAATCCATGCCCACTCACACATTTTCATCACATAGCACAAACGATATAGGAGAGATGGCATCACGCTATAACATCCCTCCAACCGATGTTATCACGATTCTCAACAGTCGGGGTCATTGGGAGGAAATATCCAAATCAATGGGCGTGGACTATGAATTGTTTCAATTGGTAAAGGTGGCATTTGAATGAATAACAGAAGCGTCGGTATTGACAGACTCGCACGCGCGAGAATGATTCGTGAGCGTGAGGATTTGGAAAAGGGTCTTGGACAAATGATTGGTGACAAATTTGCCAATTGGCAAGCAGGTCGTCAATTCAATAGGTTAGACCCTACGCAACAAAACGAAATGAATCAACAAATGGCTGACATCGTGCGACAAAAAAATCAAAATTTACCCCCCGATCAACAAATGGCTATCCCACAAGGAAAACAAGGCTATCAAAATATGATGTCGGCTGCGCGAAAAGGTCAGCGCAGTGAAACACGAGCCAATCAAATGATGGGGCAATTACAACAGGCGACAGGACAACAGGCTCAAGGAGGACAACAGGGTGGGGGTGACAACGCCTACGCTCAACAGCACGCTCAATTGCTCGCTCAACAGGCTCAAGGTCAGCCCAAAGCACAGGGTGGCATGGGCTATAACCCAATGGCTATGCTTGCCACAGGTGGTTTATCGGCACTCGCTCAAGCGGGAACGAATTATTTCAAAAACCGCCAAAATCAACAGAAACAGCAACAGGCTATGGGTCAGTTAGCACGAATGGGACAGCAGGGTGGAGGGCAACAGCCACAAGCCCCTGCACCTGAAGCCCCTGCACCTGAAGCCCCTGCACCTGCGGGCGCACCACCTGCACCCGTTGAAAACCCAAGTGTGCCTTTGCCCGGTCAAGCACCAAATCCAAGTGTGCCTTTGCCCGCACCCGGTGAAGCCGCAAACGAAAAACCCCCTGTGCCTCAAAACCCCGACCCCAACTCCGACCCCACAATTGTGACAGCAAGCCGACCATTTTGGAACATCGGTATGCTTGACTCCGCTGACCGCATTTACAAAGGAATGGATTACCTGCGATACAGGAAGTGATTGACATGGATAGGTTTGACGATTTGCTCATCAAGGCTCGTGCCGAAATGTTGGGGAAGAGTCAGCCCCGTCAAGTCATCACAAAGGACACAGCATTTTCAATGGCTTGGGATTTGACGAAAGGCTTTGAAGATCAAATGCGAGCCATGCAAGCACGCCAACAACGACCCGGTTTTATGCAACGAATCAAGAATAAGGTGGGAGAAAGGAAAACACCTCAGCAAAGCGTGTCAAACAACCTGCAACAAATGGGTGGGCAAAGATTAACGGACAGTGTTCCTTTGCCGACACGACAACAGCAAAACGAACAGGCGTTTAATGACCCATTCGGACAAGCAACAGGTAATGTTAATGTTCCTGCAACTTCGTCAAGAATAAGCGGTCAATCACCAACGATGGCTGACTTAGGGCCGGGTGGATTCGGTCAAGGGGGCGGTGCTGAAAGGCCGCTTGAACCAAGCCAAGTGCCGAGGCGAGAGGAAATCAACACTGAACAACCTGTGACTGAAAGCACCGAACAGGTGAGTGGTTCGCCACCTTCTTCTGCTTGGTGGAGTCAAGGAGGACAATACAAATTTCCGGGTGAAAACCCTGCGGTGAGAAGCGCGCTAAACAGACAGAAAGGGCAAGCACCTTCTCGTCAAGACTTGTTAGAAGCGTTTCAAACACTTGGACAAAGAGATCAAAGGGAAGATATGCTACGAGTCAATGCCCCTGAAAAACGCACTGTCGGTGCAACAACCGAGGAAGCAACACGCCCACTTGATATAACCGACATTCCTATGGTAAGTGAACAGAAAGAATTGGATCCACGCACTCAAGGTGATTTGGGTGACAGGACAGACCCAATTCGCAACCAAAACTACAAAGACATAGAAGCAAAGCGAAAGAAAATTGAACAACGAAGGATTAACGCCATTAACAGTGGTAAAATGACTTCGGGCGAAGCAATTAGAGAATTGAAGCGCATTCGTCAAGCGGGCAAATACCCCGAATTGCCGACTTTAGAAGAAACACCAACACCGACTCTCAACGAAGCGAACCGAAGGCTTGGTGGTGAAACACTGAGTCCAAATCAAAAGCGTGAAGCGGTTGCACCGACACGACAAAAAACAACCACGCAGGAATACAAACGCCCAATTAACCCCAACCATTTGCCTGTCCCTACACCAAAACCAAGCAACACCGCACTTTCAACAAGGGGAGAAGAAAAAATTGAACCTTTGGATGAAATACCAATGCAGGATGGTTCGGTAAAACGGTTAGGGTCAGGGCCGATTCGGAATCCCCTACAATTAGGGCAAGGTCGTTCTCCATTGAAATTGACCGAAGGCGATGGAACACAAAGGACTTCTCAAGCAAAAGCAGGGCAAAAATTGGAACGCCAAAATCCAAACATAATTGATAATTTCAAACGCCCTAAGCGAAAGAGAACGCCAAAGAAAAAAGAGCCTGAGCCACAAACCAATTTGCCCGAACCGGGCGAAACGAGAGGTGCGTTGGATGAAAATGAAACCGCTATGGGAAGGGCTATGCTTGAAGCAATTAGGGACTCAGGCTTCGGACAACCTCAAGAACAGACTGAGAGCGTAAAGCAAACCGAACCAAAGGTTGAGGAACAAGCCACTAAATTGCCAACGACAGACCAAACGACACTGTTTGGGGGCGGAGAAGAATCCGCACCTGTTGAGGACAAAAAGGCCACTGAAACCGAAGCCACAAAACGCAGCAAGCGAAGAAAAACGACTCGTGAAAGCACAGAAGCGACCACGAAAGTGGGTGGCGAAAAGGGTGGTGCGAAGGAAAAATCCACTCCAATGAAAGCAATCCGCAATATGTCATCCGAAGAGGTTGGGGAATTGATTCTTGATGCACAAGAAGGTAAGAAAGAAGCCATGAGCCACATCAAAAATAACATGGATGAGGTTGAAAGAGTGCATCCACAATTCATGGATGAAATGGAAGAATTGTTTGGTGAAACCTTCAAAATGAGCCATGACACCAACCTATCCCTTTTGCCAAGCGGTATGCGAAACAGTCTGTTGAAAGAAAACAATGCGGATGTCAATTATTCACTTTTGCCGAATGGTTGGGTTTAGGTGATGCCCCGTGTCAGCAGGTGTCCTTGACCTCGCCAACAAAGTGGATTGGGAAATGGGGCGCAGGGATTTCAAATTCTTTTTTGAGGACATTTGTGGCAAAGAAGAAGGCTATCAATTAGCCGACTTTCACGAAGAATGGTTTGCCATGTCGGAGGAACACAACAAAACCTGTGTAATCGCTTCTCGTGATCACGGCAAATCGGTGTTTTACCGAGTCTATTTGCTATGGAAAATGGCTTACAATCCCGGCACAGAAGTGCTATTCTTTTCACACAGTCAGCATCAGTCCATTGAACACATGGCGAAAATGAATGAATTGATTGAGTCAAATCCTGTGCTTTCGCATTTGAAGCCCGCACGAGGATGGGCGAAACAGAAATTCAAAATGACAAACAAATCATCCATATCGGCTATGTCAGTCGGTAAGGCTGTGCGTGGTGCGCACCCTGACATCGTGGTGCTTGACGATATTCTGTCAAGCGAAGCATCAACACAATTAGCACACATCGCTTCGTGGTTTTACACCGCTTTGTTGCCTGTGCTTCACCACTCGGCACAATTGTGCATTGTCGGCACTCCGTTCTCCTACACCGACCTTTACCAAGAATTGAAAGGCTTGAGTGGCTATCAAGTCCGTGAATACCCCGCCATTAGTGAGCAGACGGGTGAACCGCTGTGGCCTGAGCGTTGGAGTCTTGAAGCACTACAAGGGCGAAGAAGCGAAATGACTTCAATTGCATTTACCCGTGAATACCTGTGTCGCCCAATTGCGAGCGATGCGAGTCTATTCCCCGAAGATATGGTTGAACCATGCAAGGACTTGGAATATGCGTTTGAATTTGACCCGTATGCCGACCCCAACCGAGAGGATGTGAATTATTACATCGGTTGGGATCCTGCAATCAGCCCTGACCGTTCAGCCGACTACACCTGCATGGTCGTGATTGCGGTGGATGAAAACCGACACAAGCGTGTGGTTTGGATGCACCGTGAAAAAGGAATGTCATTCAACGACCAAATTGACAAAATCATAGAATTAAACACTCGCTACAATCCCGTCATTGTGGAATTGGAAACCAACAATTTCGCACAGGCATTTCATCAAGTGTTGAAAGAAATCAGCGATTTGCCCATCAAACCATTCACCATGAGCCGTATGAAAAAAGAAGCGGTCATTCACACTCTTCAATTGCACTTTGAACAACGGCATTTGATTTTGCCCTACAAAGAGGATGGGGCTACACGAAGATTGATGGACATTTTGATAAACGAATTGTCCATGTTCACCATGTTGCCGAATGGTAAAATGGAGTCGCTTGGAAAACACGACGATACAGTTATTGCCCTCGCCCTTGCGGTTCAGGCTACGAAGGAGTATAAAGACAGCATCGTGATTCTTGACAGCGAGGCGTGGACAAAACGAATAGGGTGGGCTGACGCATGAAAATTGAATGGAATCCCATGCTGAATACGATGGATAGTGCCATCCTCAAATTGTTGCCAAACAATCAGCAAATGGCTTCGGAGAAGGTTGCTGAAAAGACCAAAGAATTGGAAGAAGCAAAACAAGAGGAAGCCAAAACCATCCAACAAGAGCAACAGCAGGAAATGCCACCTCAAGCAACAGCGGGTTCACAGATTCAAGGATTTTCAGGCAACGAAAACGAAGGTATGCCAACCGACCAACCGGGAACAACGGCAACGCCAACGGTGGGAATAACACGCAGTTATTTCATGGACAATTTTGGCACAAGTGGCGATCAAATAATCAAAATCATGCAGGAAAATGGTGAAGAAGCCATTATCCCTCGCCTAATCAATTTGTTGAAGCAGGAACAGGATGCTTTGCTCAAAGAATTTTCATGGTGGCGTGACAGCGATTGGGGACACATTGATGTCCGTGATAACGATTTCAATATGCTCGCTACGCATGGTGAACGCTTGGAATTCCTGTTTCGTAAAGCGGTTGTTTCGTCACGAAACGCTGACGAAGAAACACGAGAAGCAATATGGAAAGAATGGTCTGACCGACTCAACGCTGAAAGCCGTTTGAGCCGACGAGAATATGACATATTGAGCAAAGCATCACAAAACATAGACGATTATGGTGGGATGACTTCACAAATGCTCGCATCACATAGCACAGCGACTTCGGCTGAAATTGCCATGCTCATCAAATCACACGGCTTTTTGTTTGACATTGAAGTGGTTGGCAAAGCGAGGAATAATGACTCAAAGGCACTGCTTTACGGCAAACAGTCCCCCAAAATCATGCTCAAAAATGCTGACAATTTCATCGCTAACCTTTGGGATGTTGGTGGACACTTGGAAATTACGCCATCAGGTTCGCCTCGTTTGTTTTTGCCGTTCACGAGCAAAAGAGGTGATGAATTTACCGTTGTGTTAAAGGAGAGTCTTGGCGTGGGCAACATTATGTGGGAAGATCGCCAATTCGTCATTGAAGGCGACCTTTCAGTGCAAAAGGCAGCCCGCAAAGCCTATCCCTATTTGAATGAAAACAAAAGGAATGCTGCGGTTTTGCTCAAATCCTATGAAGGTGATGAAACGGCTATGCGTCTTTTGACTTACACCTACGCTTCAAAGAAAGAGCAGGTTGAATTGCTTAAGGCGTGGGGGATGTCGGAGGACAAATTGAAGCGAGCGTTTGAGGTGATTGCCCATGAGTGAAAAGAAACGCATTGACCGTTTGTTTTCGGCTCTTGGCATGGACATGGAACGCCATGAAACACCCACGCCACAGATGCCATTGTTCACCACAGGTGTCCAAGAGCCTCCATTGTTGCAGGGTATTACCATCCCCGCACTATACGCTGCCTCATACGAGTGTTTGGTGTTGCGTTCAATTCTCAATCACTTGGCGACTGAAACATTCCGCAAAGGTTGGACATGGAAACCAAAATTTGTGAAAAAGTGCCGAGAGTGCGATGAAGAATACAACAAGGCAGTGGACTCGTGCCGTATGTGCGGAGGCGAGGTTCGTGATGCGGATAAGGGACAATTGGAATATGCAAACGCCCTTCTCCACGAGGACAACCGAATGTCGCAATCATTCCTTGAAGTCCTTCGTGAAGTGGAAATGGACTTGAACATTGTTGATGACGCATACCTGATTCTCACGAAGGAGTATTTCGTGGATCCCAACACAGGACAACCACAATTTTACCGCATCAAAGAAATCACTCGTGCTGACCCCATTTTCATGCGTATTGTTGCCGATAAGCGTGGTGTGCGTGGGGGCAAGCAATACACGAGCCTGTTGGACAGGTCATTCCGCACAAGCGACAAGGATGAGAAATGTCCGAAAACAGGATTACCCGTTGTTCCCATTCATTACATGAACCTCGCAGGTGTTGGTGCAGGACAGGTCTATACCGAAGGCGAAGTCATCCATTTGAGCAAATGGTCGCCCTCAAAATTGTATGGTCGCTCGCCCGTTGCTACACTATGGCGACAAGTGAACACGCTGATTGCGATGGACAATTATGTGTATTCGGCTTACCAAAAGAGGCGGATGCCGAGAGGTGTGATGGTGATTAAATCATCCAACCTTGAAACCGTTGAGCGAACCGCACGCAACATTCAGGAACACCTTGAGCGTGACCCACAATACATTCCTACGGTTGGTGTTGAAACAGAAACGGGTCGTGGTGGTCTTGAATATGTGCGTATGATGGACACCCTTGAAGAATTACAATACATCCCGATCAAAGACGACATTCGCCAACGCATTTCATCGTTTTACGGTGTATCAAATGTGTTTATGAACGATGTGTCGGGCGGTGGTTTGAACAACGAAGGAATGCAAATTGTCGTCACCAATCGGGCTTTGGCTTCAAGTCAAAACCTGTATAACAATCGTCTATTCCCTCTATTGCTTGAAGCCCTTCAAATTAGCGAGTGGGAAATCATTCTCAATCCACATGAGGAAGAGGATGAAATCATGGCTATGCGAAGGGATGAAATGGCTATCCGCAACATGATGCAAATGAAGCAAGCGGGCTATGATGCTCAATTGCGTGATGACAATGGCTACCTTCACTTTGATTACAAAGAAGCACCACCGCCACCACCGCAAACAGGCCCACCGCCTGAAGGTGCGCCACCGCAACAAGGTGGGGGTGCGATGGCTAAATCCCACATTTTACCACCAACGATGGATGAAATTTGGAAACGGAATGTTGAGGATGACATTCATGGCTCTCGCCCCATACCCTCGGCTATGACAACCACTCATGGAACGGATTTGCGACCATTGAGAACACGAGGCAAATCACAATTGAATTTGCATTCACGGAGAAGTGGTGGCAAAAGCCCTGACCGTGTGAATCGCTTTGACGGAGAGCATCACATGAGCCAAACCGTTCAAGACAGGCGAAGTGAAAGAAGCCCTGCCGAATCCAATGTTGATGAAAAATTGAATAACCTCAATCGGAGGTTAGGTTTATGAAAACATTCATTTGTGTGAAGCGTGTGGGGAGGGTTGATTGAGATGACGGAAGGCTTTCTTGATTTTGGACTGATTACGAAAATGGATCCTATGGCAAGGCGTGCTTTGGCGAGCATGGAAGCCATGCAACAGGCAATCGCACACAACAATACCGATGATGTTGCCAAGCACATTAGTGAGGCAAAGAATGCTCTCGCTATTCTTGAGCGTGATTTGGATTTGCACAAGTCTTTCATGGCTACGGCACAAATTGCCAAGAGCGATGAGAGTGTTGTTCAAGGCGATGGGCGTGTTCTTGGTAATGTGGCACAACACCGCAACACTGTCAGCGACTATGACGGCACTGAGGGGGCAACCGTTCTCGGAGTGTCCCGATATGGCCGTTCCTCAACCTTTTGGCGACCACAACAGGACTGATTCAAATGTATCGTGCTTCACCATCAATTGCTGACCGCATGAAAGTGGTCGCTTTGCGTGAGAGCATGATGTTGCGAAAACAGGATGGCGACCCAACGGGACAACAGGCACAGATGCCCGCACAGGTTTCACCTCCCGCACCCGCACCGACTCCACCTGAGTCAATGGGTGCGCCAACGCCAAAGGAAATGGATGCCCTCACTCAATCGGGCAAAGTGTATTCCTCAAGCAAAGAAGCCCTGTCCGATTTTGAGCAACGCCTCACCGATCTTGCCACCGACATTACGGCACACATTGGAACAATCGGCCAATCCCGATATTCCGAAAACCTTGATGGTGATACCGTTCTCGGACACGCTAACTCTATGATGGCTTTGCGAGATCGTGTTGAGGACATCCGCAATATGTGCGAAGTCATTCGTTTGAAAGACTCCGCTATGGTTCAACACACACCGGGTGCTGAAATGGGCGGGGGTATGCCTGACTTATCCTCGTTGATGAATATGCCTTCACCCGGCCCTGCGGGAATGCCACCGGGCGGTATGCCGATGCCCGGACCGATGATGGGTGGTATGTGATGAGTGAGGAATTGTCCGTTGGAGAAGCAACCGCTGATTTGCTCAAGGAATTGGTCGCTGAGGTGAGAAGCCTTCGTGCCGAAGTCACCTCACTAAAATCCGAAAACGCCACGCTCACGAAGGCTATGGATGACCCCGCTACATTGATGCGAAAGGCAGGTTGGCTACGGGCGATTACCCCAATGGCCGATGAAGTCTATGACCCACTTAACAGGGAATTGGGCGATGGAGGTTCTTTCACCTCCGCTTTTAATTCAGGTGATGGTGCTATGATTACAAAGCGTAGTGCCGATGAGGAATTGCGAATGTGGCAATCAATGGAGGCAGCGATGCCTCCAAAAAGTAGCCCTTCAAGCAGGAATTACAGGTGATAAAAATGCAACCACGATGGCACGAACCCGCAAAGACTCCACACGGAGAATTGTTGGCTTTGGTTAAGGAATTGGAAAAGGCGACTTTGGAAAAACCCCATTTGGCTGACCGTGACAAAGACGGCAAATTGTCGGGTTGGGAAAAGGCTGTTGGCAAGAAAATTGAAGCCTCCAAGAAAGGCAAAGAAACAGGCGACTACAAGTCTGATCGTGGCGATAAGAAAATCCCATTCAAAGAAGTCAAGAAAGGCGATGCCCCTGTTTCGTCATCAACGGGAGGAACGAACAAGCCTCGCCACAGCATGAAAACCCAAATGAATGTGGGCGGTGCATCAGCACCAAATCCGTTTATTTCGGATAAAATCAAGGATAAGGAAGAAGCCGATTCAAAGAAGGTCAAGAAAGAGGATTTGACTTCGGAAATCATCGCTAAATATCAACAAGAAAGTGGCGTTGAAAACATTTCACCACAATTCATTGACTATTCGGGTGGAACGCCCGTTGAAGCAAAACCGTATCAAACAAACGGCACTATTCCGTTTTACACAGAAAAAGCCCCTGCTTCGTCACCAATCAGTGAAACAGCGAAAATTTTTGCTTTCGCTAAGACGGGCTATGACGAAAACGGAAGCACCCTGCACATGAATTTGGTTGATGGTGGCGACAGGAAAGGCGAGCCAAACCTCGCACCCATTGAGGATTCCTTAGCCACACTACACAAGATGGGTGGTGACTCAGGATTGCTCAATGAAATCGCATTCCTCATTGAGAAGATCGGTAATCACCAATGAGGTGATACCGTGAACCGTGAAGAATTCATTCGCATCCGAACCGATGCTTTGGTTTCTTTTCACACCAACCCTAATTTTGACTCCACGCTTTACCTCAAAGCGTGTGAGGAATTCTATGCTGACGGTAAAGCCATTGAGAAGGAGGATTCCGCACTCATGGCTATGATGCCAATGGCTATGGAACAACCGCCATACCGAATGCAGGATTTGGATAAACCAAGCATTCTTTCAAACCTCAATTTGCCCGATGGGTATGACGATTATGTTGCAGGACAACGGCGATTTAGCACGAATTACGCTGAGGATTGGCCGAAAGCACATGAGGAAAATCCATTTGGCAAACGCCACCCGTTGTCTTGGGATAACTGTGTAATGCCTTTGCTACATGGTTCACAATGGGGCGACCCTCATTTCATTGAGCATTTGTTTGAAATGATCAAAGAGGATGAGGATGGACACAATATGCTTCACACCATGCAAGAAATGGAGAGGCGTGATATTGTTCCCTTTGAATACGAGGATTTGCTTGGTCGCCCAAGCGAGAGCATGATGGACTTGTATCAACAAGACCGTAATGACCGCAATTCGTTTTTGAGCGATGAGGAATATCGTGAAATGAAGGCACGCCAATGGGGTGCAAATGTTCAACAGAAAGGGGGGATGATGGCGAAAAACACAAGCCGTCTTGGTTTGCTTTCATACCTGTTTGGGACTGAGTGGCAAACCCCTGAGCAACGGCACGCTTTCATGGAATTGCTCAAGAAAATGGGGCAAACAGAAGGTGAAGAAAGCCCTGAAGCAAGGCGTATTGCCAACAATTTCAAAGCCGATGCGGGAATATCATGGGATCGTGCAAAGCGCAATTGGTTTGAGCGTATGACTCCACTTGCGAAATGGTGGGAACGGGCTTCACACCATCATGGGCCTGTGAGTCCTGAGCCTGTTCGTCAAGGTTTGAATCACTTTAAGTCACCGTTTGTGTTGAATGACGAAGGTGGCATTGAACCATCACACACCCATCATTATTGGAGTCCGTATCAATTTTGGGGCGGTGTTGGGCGTGATGCCAATTCGTTGGTGTCGGCTCTCACTCAATCCTATCCCGCAGCGTTTGAGGGTTGGCTTGGTGAAGCACTAATGGGATATTTGACAGACCGAACCCATCCTCTAAACGACCAAGACGATTCGTTTCACGGAAGTGGTTCGTCATTTTTCCCACAGACCATCAATCACCCTGTTATGCAAAACCATCCACATAAATCAGCAATTGGGAGTGGTTGGGAGGCAGGATCGGAGAACCCCCGTGTGCGTTCATTCAACAGGCGAAGGGGTCTTTGGAATACCGTTGCCAATCAACAACACCTGCACCCAAGCGAAGTGGCAGGGAGTGGCAAGCGGATGATTATTCCCTCGTTGGCTCTCACTCAACAACCACTTGGGCGAATCATTTCATCCCACAGTGACATGGGTATGCCACGCATCGGCCCAACACGAGAGCGTCATCCCGGTGACGAACAATATCACACTTATCACAACGACCACTATGAAAAAATGGATGCCAATTTGGGTCAAGTCATGCAAGAAATGGCAAAAGAAGTCATGCAACGCTATGGCTCGGATGTATTCAGCACCAATGCACCAAATGAGAATGTGTTGGCGAATACCATCAGTCGTGGGAATGTTCAGCAATTGGCTCAGGCAGCGAATTATTACATGATGCGTGGGTCAAATCCGAACACTCGCACGCTCGCACCTATGGTGCTTGGGGATGGGTTAGCACCAAAAGAAGTCAATGTTGGGCCTGTTCACCCAACAAGTGAAGCCACCACTCCGCCTGTATATTTGAGTGGTGACATGGATGCTTGGGGTCACAAAATGCCCGCAACATTGGCATGGAAGTGGGATAAAGACGCAAACGGCATCCGCTTTGAAGTCAAGGATAAGCCGTTTGATTCCCTGCAAAAAACAGTCCACGAAGGTCATTTGCAGATGATTGACCCCACTCACGCTGACCGCCCAATTGCACCGAAGGAAAAGGATGCACCTGCACTTTATGTCACAAACAACATGGGTCACATTCCCGTCATTAGCGGTGACTTGTTCAAAGCCGATGACTATGAACCAACAGGTGTTTTTGAAACGCCACTCGTTCCTGCTCACACGGTGTATAAATTGGATGACATTGAGGAATTGCGTGGCTTTTCAGGGGATTGGGTCGTTCAAAAGAAGCCCGAAGGGAAGCGTTTGTTTGTTGAAAAGAAGGGCAGCAAAATCACTGCTAAGGATAAGAAGGGCAAAGAAATCAAATTGCCTGACATTGTGAAAGAAGGTGTCCGTGAACAGATGGGCGACTTTGTGTTTGATGCTTTCTTGAAGGGCAAGCACCTGCGTGCTATGGATTTGTTGGTGCATCGTGGCGAGGATATTCACATGGATCCATTGGAGGACAGACTCCAAATCCTTCGCACCATGTATCACACGAATGACAACATATCATTCCCTATGCCTCTTGATACGAAATTTACCGACAAAGAGGGTTTGTTGAAAAATAGTGAGGCGATTGGTGGCGACCTGTGGATTCGTGATGCACAGTCCACCTTTGCTAAGGGCAAAGAGGCTCATCATTTGTGGGTGCTATACACTCCAAGTCAAGACGGTTTGACAAAAGGCACAACCCTGCCGTTTGTGTCAAACGATGGAGAAAACATTCTGTTGGAATATCCCGGTCATCGTTCACCGTTGGTGGTGAAAGGCGAGTGGGATGGCAACGCATTCAATGTAATGAGCATTGAACCAAACAGTCCTTTGGCACGACACGCAGAAAAACAGATTGGGGTTTGGGGTTCTGTTGGTGTTCACCTCCTAAAAATGGGTCAGCGGGAGTTATCCCTCTATCCACCACCATTCGTGACAAAGGACACCTTCACATTCACACGAGCCACTTTGGTTGAGCCAAATGGTGAAGAGGATAAGGTGGCGAGCATATTGAGCCACGCACGATCACACATTATCAGTGCTGACAAAGCATTCTCAGCGGAGAGCCTTATTGACAAAATCAAGGGCTTGACGGAGAATATGCTTGAGCAATATGGTGCTGAATATGGCCTTGAAAGAACAGAAGAAGGCGAATGGTCGGTCAATGAAGCAATTGATGATGACACCATTGAAACCAAACAGGGAACAACGCTTGCGAGAATTAGCGGTTCACTATCAGGTGGCGGATGGGATGGTGAAATGGATATGATGACTTCACCACGAGGGCCGACTTCTTTGGTTGATGACGAGGGCATACCCATGTTTGACCCTAACGGAATGGCTGATGAAACACCGTTGAATATGCCGAAGCACATATCCGTCAAGAGAACGGATAAGGTTGGCAACGAAATTGAAGGCGAATTGGATATTGAAGGTGGTCGTGCCGTGTTTAGAGTGCCACGCAAAACGAATGTGGAACAGGCCGAAGAAAAAGAGGTAATCGTTGAACAGGAAGGCGATGATGAACAAATGCCTATTATGTGAGCAACCAAACGCTTCATATAGGATAACCCGATTTTCCCTGTTTAATGAACACGGCAACATGGTCGGCTGTTGGACAAGACTTCATCCTGAAGTCCGACTCCAATGGGGACTTGGTTATTGCCGGGTATGCCTCCGTTGATATGGTGGACAAGCAGGGTGACAGAATCCCCGTTAGTGCATTGAAGAAGGCATTTGGGGGCTTTATGAGCAACCCATCCTATCGTAATGTTCAATTGGCCCACAGCGGTATTCAAGTGGGTCAAGTCCTTCCTTCCTACACTGATAGTGAAGGGCGGGTTTGGAAATCCGAAGTGGATGATCACGGGCTATTCGTGGTTTGCCAAATCCGAAACGACATTGAAAAAGCCCGTGAAGTCCAAAAGCAAATTCGCAACGGCGAATTGCGAGCATTCTCCATTGGTGGACAAGCCTTGTTCCGAGTGAACAAGACGACTCCCGAACATGGAAGCCACAGGGAAATTACGGACATGGAATTGCACGAAATTACCCTGTGCAAAAAGGGAATCAATCCTGAATCCCGATACACCCTATTGAAAATGGATGTGAACGAAATGAGCGAAGAAACGAATGTTTTGACCGAAGTAAGAGATGCCCTTGCCCGAATCAGCAAAGGCTTGGAAATGGAAAAGAGCGCAAAGGTGTGCGGTTCATGCAACATGGCCGAGTGCGAGTGCGAAAAGGATGACTTGGGCAAAGCCGAGCAATCGGCTGTCGCCTACATTGACACCCTTGAAAAATTCGCACACGAGCAAGGTGTTGATTTGGATGGCCTACGAGATCACTTTGGACTCGGCAAAGCCTACATGGTGGGCGTTGATGGTGAACATGGTTTCAACCACCGAGGACAAGGCGACCTTTACGGCAGTGGTGAGGATGCAACCCTCGCCCCACGACCTGCTCTCGGCAACGCTCGTGCCAACAAGTATGTCATCAAGAACGCACCACAGATGCGACACCCACAATCAACGGGTGGAAATGTCATCAAGGGTGCTGACCTCTCCCCTGAGTCCCTTGAGCGTGGCTACCGAGCCTACGCCTCAATCCGTGACGAAGAGGCTGTGAAGTCCCTTGTGGAGAAGGAGTGGAATGACCGCTACGAAGCCGAAACGCAACGAGCATTGGAAATCCACAAGTCCAAAGACTTCACTTCCCAAATCGCCTCCCTGAAGGCTGAAATTGACTCCCTCCGCACTGAGAACGCTGAAATCCAAAAGTCAGCCGTTCCTGTGCCTTCCGAGAACGCTGTGCGAGTGCCAACGCATGAGGAATACGCAGCACTTGGAAATGGACTTGACGCATGGCGTGCTTTGGAAGAATTGGGCCAGCGTTCAATGGTTGGAGGAAACCTTTGAGGTGATTGAAAATGAGTGGAAGTCAAGGATATATCCGAACAATTGAGGACATGGAACGCCTGTATTACGGTGCAGGTGCAGGACAGAACGCATGGGCTTACAGTGGCACTGACCTCTTGAAAGCCGATTCACCTCTCGCCTCTTCAACGAGTGGCACTTACCAAGCGATTTTTGGTCGCAAGGTTTGGTCGCAATTGAACCAAGAATTCAACGCTTTCAGCATTCTCCCCAAGAAGCCTTGGGAGAAGAGTGGATGGCGTGTCACCACCGCCAAGCCCGACTTCACGAAGGGTGGCGGTGTTCCTGAGAACGCAACCCTCCCTGAAACCACCAAGCCAACCTTCGCTGAGGTCAGCACCAAGCCAAAGACTGTGGCTCACACCTTTGACCTCACCGAAACCGCCATGTTCCTTGCTGACAAGGATGACGGTCTTGGTGATGCTCGTGCTGTCATCAAAATGGAAATGGCAAAGCACCACACTGAACACATCAACCAAATGCTGTTGAGTGACATTGATACCACCGCAGGAAACGACTTTGAGTCCCTTGACCGTATCACCTCCAATTCCTATGTGGAGGACTACAACACCTTCTCCGATGTGAGTGCTGAATCGGATCACAACATCTATTCGCTCACTCGTGCAGGTCAAACCGCAGGGTCGGCTCAGTGGTATGACGCTCAAGTGGATGCAGGTGCATCAAGTGCCGAGCGTGCATTGTCCCTGAACATCCTTGACGGAATGTTCCGACAAGTGTGGGAAGCAGGTGGTCAGCCAAAGGTCATCCTTACGGGCTACGACACTCTTGAAACCATTCAGCAATTGCTACAACCCCAACAACGCTTCGTTGAAATGAAGCGTGTCGTGCCGGGTGTCAATGGTGTGAAGGGTGTTCCGGGCATTCAGGGTGGCTTCATGGTCGCTACCTACAACGGTGTCCCAATCATCCCCTCCAAAGATGTTCACAAGGAAACGGGCGGTTCTTCTCGCCTCTATTTCCTTGACACCGACTACCTGTGGTTCACCACCGCCAAGCCTACCCTTTACCACGAGAGTGGCATTGAAACGGGCGACCCATTCGGTATCAACCGCTTGGGACAAATGGGAATGTTTCACACGATGGGCGAATTGATTTGTGCTTTCTTCAAGGCAAGCGGTAAAATCCGTGACTTGAGTTGAGGTTAAATAGGAGAAACAAGGAGAGATACACATGGCAAACACGAATTTGACAGGAACGGGCAGTGCAGTAGTATTGGATCAGCGAATGTGGTCGGGGTCGGACAACACCTCAACCGCATGGCTTCAATCCCCAATCGGTTCTAACGCCGCCGCAGGTGCTTTGCACTTGATGGTGGTTGATGTTGTTGTGACGGCAGCATCCACAGCAACCGTTGTGGATTTGGCTGACGCTGACTCCGATGAAGGCTCGCCTGTGGCAATCACGGG